GTGTAAATTTTCTGCCCCGCTTTGACCATTGCGGCCAGCTCGTCAGTCGGGGTGATTTTGGCAAACAGTGCCCACTTACCTTTCAGGGCTGAATCATCATCAATTTTCTCGCCTTTCAGTTCGACGACATCACCGAGGCGCTTAAAGTCACCGCTGGGTAATAAGCCTCTGATGTGCTCCAGATTGATGCGGCAACCGTAGACGCGCGGATCAAACGCTGCGGCCATTTGCTGAATGTCGCTTGCCTCAATATTGCGGCCGTCGCAGGTATCACCCTCAACGCCGATTCGAAACCATTTCGATACTTTCTTTGCCATTGTTCAGATGTCCTGAGTGGGAGTTAGGTTCGAGGCTAGTTTCCCGACCTGACGCCCGCACGGCCAGCGGTGGCCGTCTGACGATCCATAACACAACAGGGGGTTAATGCGGGGGTGTGAGCGGTTGCGTAGCGTGACGCTCATCCATTCAGCGGAGCGATACAATGACCGAGAACAACGCAGGATTAATCAGCGACCCGCGCAGGCAGGCGGCACTGCTTTACTGGCAGGGTTTTTCCGTCACGCAAATAGCGGAAATGCTCAGTCTGAAAAAACCCACAGTGCAGAGCTGGAAACAGCGCGAAAAATGGGACGCCGTCGCCCCGATTTCGCGCATTGAAACCAGCATCGAGGCGCGGGTAATTCAACTGGTGATGAAGAGTAAAAAAGAGGGGCAGGATTTTAAAGAAATCGACCTGCTGGGCCGACAGATTGAGCGTCTCGCAAGAGTTAACCGCTACATGTCCACAGGCAGCGAAGCGGATTTAAATCCGAACGTGGCGAACCGCAACAAAGGGGAGCGGAAAAAGGCGGAGAAAAATGTTTTCACGGATGACGCTATCGCCAAACTCAGTGACATTTTTCTCGATGAGGCGTTTGAGTATCAGCGCGGCTGGCATCAGGCGGGTTTACAGCACCGCATCCGCAATATTCTCAAATCTCGCCAGATTGGCGCGACCTTCTTTTTTGCCCGCGAGGCGCTGCTTGATGCGCTGACCACCGGACGTAATCAGATATTTATCTCGGCCAGTAAATCACAGGCGCACGTCTTTAAAAATTACATCATCGACTTTGCCCGTCAGGTTGACGTAGACCTCAAAGGCGACCCGATGCAGCTTTCAAACGGGGCGCGCCTGTTCTTTCTCGGAACAAATATCCGTACCGCTCAGAGCTACACCGGCAATCTTTATCTGGATGAATATTTCTGGATCCCCAAATTTCAGGAGCTGCGCAAAGTGGCCTCCGGGATGTCACTGCATAAAAAATGGCGTACCACCTATTTCTCCACACCGTCGAGCCTAGCCCACAGCGCCTATCCGTTCTGGTCAGGTGAGTTATTTAATAAAGGGCGTCGGCATAAAGACCAGCGAATTCAGCTCGACCTCAGCCACAGCCATTTAGCCGCCGGTGTGGAATGTGCCGACGGTCAGTGGCGGCAGATTGTCACCGTGGAAGATGCGCTGTCCGGGGGCTGCGACTTGTTCGACATCAATCAGCTTTCGCTCGAATACGGCCCGTCCGAATATCAGAACCTGCTGATGTGTGAATTTGTCGATGATAAATCGTCGGTATTCCCGTTTGAGGAGTTGCAGGGCTGCATGGTAGACAGTCTCGAAGAGTGGCCGGACTTTAATCCCTACGTCTTTCACCCGTTCGATGACAATCCGGTGTGGATTGGTTACGACCCGTCGGAAGCGAACGGCGGCGACAGTGCCGGGTGCGTGGTCATTGCGCCACCTGAACAACCGGGCGGCATTTTCCGCATTTTGGAACGTCACCAGTGGCAAGGTATGGATTTTGATGCACAGGCCAAGGCCATCGAGGCGCTCACAGAAAAATATAACGTCGAATACATCGGTATCGATGCCACCACCGTGGGTCAGGGCGTTTATCAGCTCGTCAGGCAGTTTTATCCGGCGGCGCGTGAAATCAAATACACGCCGGAAGTGAAAACGGAAATGGTGCTGAAAGCGAAAAACACCATCCATCGCGGCTGTCTGCAATACGACGCTGGCCATACCGACATTACGGCCTCATTCATGGCCATTCAGAAAACCATGACGGCCAGCGGGGCGAAATCCACCTACCGCGCGAGCCGCAGTGAAGAAGCCAGCCACGCCGACGTCGCATGGGCAACGATGCACGTTTTGATTAACGAGCCGCTGACCGCCGCCTCCGGCAAACAAATAAAATCCACCTTGGTGATGTTCTGATATGACCCGTAAAAAAAACCGCATTTATAAAAAACTGACGCCGCAATCCGACGCCCAGAAAAGCGAGATTTTCCGCTTTGACGAACCGGCCACGGTGATGGATCGCCGCGATATTCTTAATTATCTGGAATGCCTCAGCAACGGGAAATGGTACGAGCCGCCGGTCACTTTCTCCGGGCTGGCTAAAAGCTTCCGCGCCGCCGTTCACCACAGTTCGCCGATGTACGTTAAGCGTAATATTCTGGCGAGTACGTTCATCCCTCACCCACTGCTTTCTCAGCAGCAATTCAGCCGCTACGCGCTGGACTACATTGTTTTTGGTAATGCGTTCATCGAAAAACGCCTGAGCGTGACCGGCCAGCTTCTCAAACTGGAGGCATCACCGGCCAAGTACACGCGCCGGGGTGTTGAGGAAGATATTTACTGGTTCGTGGAGAATTACATAAGCCCCCACGCCTTTGGTCAGGGGGGCGTATTTCATTTGCAAGAGCCGGACATTAATCAGGAACTGTACGGCCTGCCGGAATACCTCAGCGCATTAAATAGCGCATGGCTCAATGAGTCAGCGACGCTGTACCGTCGGAAGTATTTCCTCAACGGCGCACACGCGGGCTATGTCATGTACGTAACTGACCCAGCGCAAAACTCGCAGGACGTGACCGCACTGCGCGACATGATGACGAAATCCAAAGGGTCAGGGAATTTTAAAAATATTTTCTACCATGCACCCGGCGGAAAATCGGATGCGATCAAAATCATTCCCCTCAGCGAAGTGGCGACCAAGGATGATTTCTTTAACATCAAGAACGCAACCCGCGACGACCTGCTAAGCGCACACCGGGTGCCGCCGCAGATGATGGGCATTATCCCGAACAACACCGGCGGCTTTGGTGATGTTGAGAAAGCAGCAAAAGTATTTGTGCGTAATGAATTAGTTCCGTTGCAGGAGCGCATGAAGGAGTTAAACGAGTGGGTTGGAAAAGAGGTGGTCAGGTTTACTGATTACGAGCTCTAAAATTTATCTCTGAAAAAGAACCGCCGGGACAATGGCGGTTTTTTTACGCCCTATTCAAGGCCATGAACGCCGCTATACGGGGCGTCCCCGCCGAACAGCTTCAAGCCTGACCGAACCAATAAAAAGCCACCACGGCGCGCTCAGGCGCGAGAATAAATATAAAAAAGTGGGTTTGCGCGCAATGCTATCCCCGCCACGCCTGCCCGCTTTATATGTCACTTTTGATGCAGTCACCCGAGCCACCAAGTCTTCTGCCAGTACGGGCGTGGCGCAGAAGTTAATATTTTTAGAAAAAATGCACTTACATGCAAAAAAATGCAATTTACTTTGGCTCTTTAACGTCCTCATCAATCAAACTTAAATTAATTTTCTTTTCAATAGCATTGAAATCATTTTCAATCCTTACTCTCAACTTAGCGCCCTTTCTAAAGACATAGCTAGTTTTAAAATTAGGAGGGAGTTTATTTTTATAGATAAGCCCCTTGATACCATCAGCGAGGTCAACAAATACACCAAACCGCTCATCCCTACCATTGACTGTACCTTCAATAACATCACCAGAAGAATGACTTTGCTCAAAAATAGCCCAATTAGGCTCAGTTGCTATATCTGAAAAATTATTAATCGTATTGATAGATTGACTAATGTTTGACAATTCCTCGTACTCCGGGCTTTGAACAAAGTCTTTCGTTTGATTAATAACCATCCGCCTTTGAACTTCCAAATAATCCACTAAATCCTTAGCATTGGAAATGACAATTTCTTTATTGTATTGACTATTAACCAATCCAATTCGGTCAGTGATTTTTTGTGCAATCTTTTCATCAGTAAAGTGTGTATCTTCCGCGACCGCAGCTAAATAGCTAATATTACTAAGCATGTCCAAATGTACAAACCCAGCAGAAGCTAAAGACAATAACTCATTATCTTCAATACCTTTTACACGAAAATCCTCGGAAACCAAACAAAAACCATTAACCAAATAATCAACCTCTCTAGATATAATTTCAGCTGATATCCCATACTTAACTAAGGATCTTTTTAAATCCCTCATTGGGAAATAGCCCTTCAGACCTCTAGGCCCGGTTTGGTTAAATCTGTTATGAAACCATCTGAGAATAATATATCTAGTAAAGTAATTAGGCAATGGATCATATTGTGATATCGAAAATACGTTTTTCAAATATGAATTATCGCTATCATAGAAACGCCTGTTCAATCTCAGCAAGACTCGAGTTACTATATGTAATGGTAAAGCATATTTACCTTCACTTTGCCTAATCTTAAAAAACTCATCCTCTGTAATATGCCCACTAGTACAGAACTCTAGAAATATTTCCAGTGCACGTCTAATATTCCTCCCAGAAAGGCCAACTATCATTTTCCTTATTTGCGCGTCATGCACGAATATTGATTTCACAATAGATGTCAAATAAAAAGACTGCTCATTTTTCCCGTATTCGACATTAAAACCATTTGGTAAAGAATAAGATAATGATCCACCACCATCTATTTTTGCCATCCTATTTAACACGAGCTGCACTCGTGTTTGGAGTACATTCTGAAAAAGCGGTGGCTCAATTCTAAATACCATGTCCTTTAGTGCTGTATCAAGAGGAGGACGATCTCTATAGTTATCATATGTCTCCTCTCTCAATGGAAGAATTATTAATGACCTAAATTCTTTCTGCAGCCATTGTGCTGCTTCGAACATCAATAACTGTTCATCAAGTGTTCTCTTATCACAATTATCTAAAACTATTATTACTAGTTTACCACGCTCAGTACCACAATAGCGTGTAAATGATTTCGCTGTTTCATGAACATTCTTTTTACACTCTCTTAATAAGTTATAGAGCTCTCTGTTGTAACCATCTGTGTCTAATAGTTTAGCCTCACCTTTATTAAATTTATTAATTTCTACAGAGTAAAGCTTTCGTAATATATCTATGTCATCAAAATCTACGTCTTGATAAAGAGAACGACATTCGCTAATAATCTTTAGTCTTAACCAGTTGTATATCTCATCGGAGGAAACTGGTGACTCATTCATGTTCACCCTTAGCCACAATGTTGAATCAACTAAATCAGTAGGCAATGCGACTTCTTTCAGGTAATCAATAAACGTTGTTTTCCCTGAACCAACACTACCTATTAAAAGTATAACCTTATGTTCTAATCCACCGTTTTTTAATGTTTTAATAATTTCCTTTGGATTTTCGGTATCTTCAATTAATTTAGAATCACTAAGGCTGGCAGGACGTGCAGCCCTAATAATTTCATCAATTGGTTGAACATAACGGTCCCTTCTCTTTGAATGTATATAGCCTTCTTTGACGATAAACTTACGGTCATTTAATGTATTAGGATTAAATATATGGCCATACCTTGAAATTAGGTTTGATCCAAACGTATTATGTCCCACTTCTTCATTTTGAGCAGTTTTGCTGCCCATCATTCGTCTAGGCCTCCAATAATTTTTGTTTTGAGTTTTACTTATAAAATTAGTGGATATTTTATCTAAATTACTAAAACAGAACTCTTCAATAAAATCTGAAAAACCAGAGCTATAAGGATTTATATTCTTTAGGTCATACTTTGCGTCATGGCTATCCCACTCACCAGCAAGCCAATTTGTTCCATCAGTCGAGATCACTTTCGTTAGAGGATTTAGATTTGTTGGGAATTTCATATTTAGTTCAAGCGCATACAGACATGCTTCATGATAAGCATCTTCAAGATTTTCTCCTGAAGCTTTTGCTTCGATAATTAGAACGGGAATTCCATTTATTACAATTAAATAATCTGGGAAATGATTCTTTCTAGTATTACCCTTGCCGATTGTTAACCCTTTAATATTGGATTTTGTTAGAATAGAGTCAATAGTAATTCCTAAACCTTCAGGCACACTCTTGGTAATAAAAGGCAGAATGATTTTCTGCTCAACATCACTTTCATTATAAGGAAGACTGCCAACCAACTTATCCATAAGTTTTCCTAATCAAGATTAAAATACCAAAAAGCGACAGAAAGTCGCTTTTAAGAGGAAATAAAAAAGTTACGTCTAATGATAAATGGCAAATCCAACTTACACCTATGAATAATACAAGTCAACCTGACTTTATACACAGTAATTCAACTGAATTTTACTTAACTATGCAGGTTATTTTAGTGTCATGGTTGAATCTCGAAGACTCTCGCTTTACGTTATAATCCAGACACACACCTCACCTAAGTGATTGAAAAAAAAGTAAATATCAATGGATATATATATGGTTTTTTTGAATATTAAAACAGAGCACCAATTCATCAGATTTTAAAGTAGCGCCGCGAACAAGCGCTTCAAGCTCCCAGCGTTCGGGTCTGATGCCATGTTGCGCCAATTCACGGTAAATCTGCGGCACTCTAGCTCGCTCTTCTTTTGTTAATCGTGCCGAGGGGGCAAGCTCACGCGGTTTTGACGGATTAAAGCTCTGCTGCTGATGACTAACCGCCGGTGATTGTGCTCTTACTGCGTCTCCAAGAACCTTGGCGACGTCCGGTTCATTCCATCCAACGTTTCCATTTTCAACTAATTTCATTACCGCAGTGGCGTACTCAGAAGGTGTCGGGGGCAAACTCTGCCCGAGTCCTGTCTGAACCTCCCCACAGTTATTGACAGGACTCCGAGGCGCGCCGGAGGCGCTTATTAAATTCAAAGGATGAACGGCAACTTCAACAGCCTTGGCGACAATGCGCCATTTTGTTGTACGTGTTTCGTGGATGAGGTCAGTGCCAAGATGAGGGGCATAAACGCCGATGATTTTCTGGATCTCTTCGTCGTACTCGTTTAACTCATCAATCACTTGGCGGGCAGTTCTTACCGTTTGCTCGTAGCGAGGGACATTCGCCCCACCCTGCGCAGAAATATATGCGGCAAAATCGCCACCATCGGCTGCTGCTCTGGCAGCTTCGACAAATTCGTCAAACTCGCTAGCGATGCTCACACCACGCGGTAATCTGCGCAGCTCGCGATAGGCTCCCATTGTTGGTACACCGATTGATTTAAATTGCGGGATGCGCCACGTAGAAGCCCACGCAGTAACGGCTGCGGCGGTCTCTGACAATGGTCGGCCAGTTTCATGGTCTATCTCACCTTCCAGAGCATAACCATCAATATTCTTGGCTATGTATTTAGCGATGTAGCCTGCTGCCCCGCCTTTATTTAAATGCTTACACTCAAAACGCTGAGCTTGTGCCCCACGTTCATCTCCATCTTCTTGGAGTGCATAGCGACGCATGATGTCAACGGCAGGCTGACGATGAGCTTTATCGCAAAACAACATCATATGCCAGTGAGGTGTAGCGTCGTGGTGAGGCTCAACTACGCGCATTCCGTATACCTTGATGCCGTTATCTTTGAATGCTGTACGCATCTTGCCCCAGATTTTCACCAGATAGCGCTGGCCATCCTTTGGTGAAAACGCCTCTTCATCCCACTTATGATTGAAATTAACGCGGCGATCAGTCTTTTTCCCGACCATGCGTGTTGGATGGTATTTTGACGGAGTGGTTATCGTGAGGAACATGCCAACATGACCAACTTCTGAGGCATATTTTTCAATACCTGCAATAGTGCTCATCAACTCCATACGACGGATTTCAGGGTTAGAAATACTCCCCATAACCTTATCGATGAGATCTATACGTTCCCCTGTCTCAATGTTTTCTAAATCGCAGGATTTAAGATATTCCATGTTTGCTAAACGGCGCGCCCGAACATCCCGGATAGCCTGTTTGCTGGCATAGCCAGACTTTTGCAGACTAACCTCACCAACAGCAATCAGGAGAGATTCGCGCCATTGAGTGCGCTGCGCTTTTAACTGTCGAATCCACCACTCATCATTTACCAATCGCGCGATGCTGGAGAACGCTGAGCGCATATCCAGTTTGCGTTTACAGTATTTTTGCCAGTGCATTGGAGTGATATTAAAAACGCGGGCAGCACCGGCTACCTCACCATAAATTTTCTGCTGTGCGCTATCGGTGAATAACTTGGCTTGAACCCCGTTGTGCTGACTAAGAAGCCGATCGCTCTGCTCTTCATATTCTGTGAACAGCCGGGATGAAATTTGCATAGCGAGACGTTTCAGCGCTTTATCATTCATTCCAGCTAACTGGCGATAACTCTCAGCCTCATCAGTAAAAATTTCATTGGCTCTGCCACTTAAGGCCAACGCATATTTAGCCTGTACAACCTCGATGCGAGGCCAAATCCGTGGCATAAAAACATTGATGAGGTAACGATGTGCAGCCAGCAGCCCTGAGCTTTCTTTAAGATATTCATACCGGCCTGAGAAAATGCCACTTAGAAAAAATGGCAGCGCGTGGATCTTGCGTAAGGCATCTTGCCCCTGATGGAATTCATCACGGGTAAGAGGTCTTTCTTTTGAGATTGCAGGACGGGGAGCATTCCAAGGGTATGCGCCGACAAAAGGAACCTTGTCGGCTTTTATTAGTTTAGGTGGTGGCGAGGGCGCGATACGCCCTCTCGCATTCATCAGCACGTTATTTACCGGACTGCGTCACGTTAAAAGCAACCCGGCAAAGATCTCCAATATTAGTTATCTCATCAGCCAGTTCCGCAAGGGTACGGACATCAGAATCTCTGATGTGAAAATGCAGTAATCCTTTCACCAACTGGTCAATTTTGGCGTAGTAAGCCGTGGCTTCTAAATATTCCTGCCCTTTCTTATCGCCAGAAAGAACAGTTTTCTTTTTGTTGAGAATGAACTGGTAGCAGTCGCTCGTCACAACCCAATTGTCACCTACAGAAATTCGAATCATGCTTAGCTCCTGAAATGTTTTTTCTGTTGTTCGGTGATTTCTTGGCATGGCACACAACGCACGACACCGGGAAATGCAGCGCGCCGCAGGGATTGGCTGGTCGCAGTCTTCACAGACTGAGGCCGATACCCCATTGCTATGAATACGATGTGCAGCTACCTGATGAGTCAAAATTTCGAGATTTCTTTCCTGCACGGAATCCATTAAATCTGGCATTACATCACCCCTTTAATTTCTAAACCTTCGTTGTGAAAACGGATGGACTCTTGTCCGAGTAATTCAAGAATTTCAACCCTGTTTAATTGCTCTTGAATCGCGTGACTAATTAGCGAATCCAGATGCGAGGAAAAGGTGATTGCTGCATCAGCCTTAGCCTGATTTCGTGCCTGATTTAACATCCAATTCGTTGCTTCGCTGTCTGCTTTATTTCTCATTTCCTGACCAACTGTTAAGCTCATCTCTGGCTCCAGACAAAGGGATCCCCTACGCAATCAAGCGCAGAATTAAAAATGGTTAATTAGTGGAGGTAAGTTTCGGGGCGAACCGACGTTAATACAGTCGGCGCATTTTCGAACAGGCTAAATAATTCCCGTAGTGCCCGGAATAAAGCCTCTCTCCATGAGCAGGTTTCGTCATCAATTCGCCAATATGGCTGGCTGAATTCTTCTTCCGTTAATCCTGCATGAAAATATAAAGTGCGGCGTTCGCTAATATTTAAACGTCCGATAAAACATGACTTGGTGATTCTGAAACTACGGTACTTTGCAAAAGCAGCCCTGAGCTCATCAATTGCACAGACAATACGTTCACGATCGCAATCGTTCATTTCCTGCAATTTC